ATCGAATCGCCCAACTTCTTGCGGATTGGGGTTTGATTGAGATTGTGGATGTTTCCAAGATTCAGGACATTGCTCCTCTAAATCAAATCAAAGTTCTTGCCTATAAAGATAAGGAAAATTGGGCTTTAGAAACCAAGTATAATATTGGTTCAAAAAAGAAAAATATTGAGGAGGTTGAGTGATGTCTTCTTGGAGAAGCAGAGAAAACCGAATAAAAAGGTGCGGGAAATATCATCCCGTCTTTTTTATAAAAGTCATATAATTATATGAGGATGCCGAAAGGGTCCACACAATCAAACCTCGCTTTTTAAGGAGTACTAAAATGACTAATCTTACAAGATATACTGCTGCCGATCTTCCTACTCTAATGGATAAGATCACCAGAAACAGTATTGGACTGGATGAATACTTTGATCGTTTGTTTAATCTTCACGAAACAACTTCAAATTATCCTCCATATAATTTGATTCAAATTAATGATTTAGAATCAAGACTTGAATTGGCTCTTGCCGGATTTAAAAAACAAGAAGTCTTCGTTTATACTCAAGATGGAAAACTTTTTGTTGAAGGTCAAAAAGAAGATAAAGAAACAAAATCTAATTATGTTCATAAAGGATTGGCCCAAAGATCCTTTACCAGATCTTGGACTCTTTCTGATGAAACAGAAGTTAGATCTGTTGATTTTGAGGACGGACTCTTATCAATTACTTTAGGAAGAGTTGTTCCGGATTATCATAAGAGAAAAGATTATCTCTAAATATATACGTCACCCCAAATATTTTTGCCATAGGGAGGCAACTGGCAAAAACCAGTTGACGCCTCCCTTTTCTGTGCTATAATGAATTGAGAGGAAAAATAAAAATGTCTGTAAAAATTGCTCTGTTAAAATCCGGAGAATCCGTAATCGCCGATATTAAAGAATTGGTTTCTGATGAAAAAGTATGTGGATACTTATTTAAAAATCCACATAAAATGCAAATCAGTAATTCAATTTTCTTAACCGAAGAACCAGTAGAATCAGATGACGGAACCGTCAGCGTAACATTCTCTTCTTGGATTATGTTTACGAGTGACAGTGAGATTCCCGTTCGTCCAGATTGGATCGTAACAATTGTTGAACCTGTTAAAGATATTAAAAAAATGTATGAGGAAAAAGTAAATGGAACGGAATGTGAAGTGTCTTCTTTTAAAGATTAATATAATATTAATTGCCGAAATTGTTGAGTTGGGATCTCAACTTGGTGAACCTGATTGTAAACTTATCAATCCACATCAAATTGATAAAGAAGGTAATCTAATTCCTTGGCCGGATATTACCGATCAAAATGAAATGTTAATTCATTCTGACAGTATCTTAACGATTGTTGATCCAAAAAAAGAAATTATTGAGAAGTATCTTGAATTAATTGCCTGATGAATTTTTATACAAATGTTCTTATGATTGGAGATTACTTTTTAGTTCGTGGTTATAAGGACGGAAACCACTTTATGACTCGTGAAAAGTTCTCTCCAACTCTCTTTGTTTCGTCTAAAAAACCAACCAAATATAAAACACTTCAGGGAGAATATGTAGAATCAATTCAACCGGGTTCGGTAAAAGACTGTAAAGAGTTTCTTAAAAGGTATAATAATGTAGAAAACTTTAAGATATATGGAAATGAACGATTCATTTATCAATACATTTCCGAAAAATATCCAGAAACTGAAATTAAATTTGATATTGGTAAGATTAAACTCACAACTATTGATATTGAGGTCGCATCGGAAAATGGATTTCCCGATGTAGAATCTGCAGCAGAAGAGATTCTTTTAATTACACTACAAGATTATAATACAAAACAAATACGAACTTGGGGACTTGGACCTTATCAAAGTAATCAAAAAAATGTTATTTACCGGGCATTCTCTTCCGAATACGATCTATTAAATGATTTTATTTGTTGGTGGATGATTGAAGAAAATACACCGGAGGTTATTACCGGATGGAATAGTATTTTCTATGATATTCCTTATTTAATTCGTCGTCTCGAAAAAATACTTGGTGAAAAGTTGATGAAGCGTATTTCTCCTTGGGAAATAGTATCTGAGAAGGAGACATATGTTTTAGGAAGAAATCAAATTCATTATAATATTGGTGGTATATCACAGTTAGATTATTTGGATCTTTATAAAAAGTTTACTTATAAGGCACAGGAATCATATCGTCTGGATTATATTGCCGAAGTAGAATTGGGGCAGAAAAAATTAGATCACTCGGAGTTTGATACTTTTAAGGACTTTTATACCAAAGATTGGCAAAAATTCACCTCATATAATATAAAAGACGTGGAACTTGTTGACCGATTGGAAGACAAGATGAAACTGATTGAACTGGCACTTACGATGGCATATGATGCCAAAGTAAATTATAATGACGTGTTCTCTCAAGTTGTAATGTGGGATACTATTATTTACAATTATCTTAAGACTAGAAATGTTGTAATTCCTCCTAAAACTAAATCAGAAAAAAGTCAAAAATATGCGGGTGCTTATGTAAAGGAACCTGTTTCGGGTGTTTATGATTGGGTGGTAAGTTTTGATTTAAATTCTCTTTATCCACATTTGATTATGGAATTCAATGTAAGTCCCGAAACTCTTGTGGAAGAACGACACCCAACAGTAACGGTTGATAAAATACTGAATAAAGAACTTACATTTGAACTTTATAAGGACTATGCGATATGTGCAAATGGTGCAATGTATCGTAAAGATGTGCGTGGATTCCTTCCAGAACTTATGGAAAAAATGTATAATGACCGTGTGATTTTTAAGAAAAAGATGATTGAGGAAAAGAAAAAACTTGAAGAAATTGAATCTGAAATGAGGATGAGGGGAATTGTATAAATAGTGCTATAGTAAACTATTATTTTAGATGCATCATTTCATATACAAAACAACAAATTCCTTAAATGGAAAATATTATTATGGGGCACATTCTACTAAAAATATTGATGATGGATACTTGGGTTCTGGTGTTTCTTTAAAAAAAGCAATACAAAAATATGGAAAGGAAAACTTTTACAGGGAAATTATTGAATTTTGTAATGAGGAAAACGAAATGTATCTGAAGGAAGAAAAAATAGTTGCAGAACACTATAAAAAAGAAGAATGTTATAATATGAATGTGGGTGGAAAAGGTGGTTGGAATTATGTAAACTCTAATGGTATCAATTCGGGTGATAATAACATTATGAGAAAATCTGAAGAAGTTCGGATGATAGTTTCTCAAAAAGGAAAGCAAATTAGAAAATCAAATTTAAAATATAAGCAGATTGCGTTAAAAAATTTAGAAAAAGCAGTTGAAGTTAATACTGGTAAAAAAAGACCAGAACATTCTGAATTTATGAAAGATTGGGCAGCTAATCATTGGAAAGAAAATAGAGATTATATGAGAGATTGTTTATCTTCAACATTTAAAATAACTTCCCCAACAGGAGAAGAAGTTATTACTAATAGATTTGAAGATTGGTGTAAAGAAAATAATTTACCACACTCTACTCTTTGGGTTAGTAGCAGCAAAAATGGTAAAGTCGTTACAAAAGGTAAAGCAAAGGGGTGGAAATGTGAACTTATCTGAATTGTCCGATTCTCAATTAAGAGAATTGCGTAAAAAAACTATAAAAGAGATTGCTAGATGTAATAACATCCAGATGGCAAGAAAGGTGAGTTTAAATTCTTGCTACGGTTCTATTGGGACGCCATATTTCCGATATTATAAGTTGGAAAACGCAGAAGCAATCACTCTTTCTGGGCAAGTTGCAATTAGATGGATTGAAAATAAAGTAAATCAATATCTTAATAACTTACTAAAAACTAAAGATTTTGATTTTTGTATAGCAAGTGATACGGACAGTTTGTATATTAATTTGAGTATTTTAGTTGAAAAAATATTTAAAGATAAGGATAAGAACATTAAAAAAATTATAAATTTTTTGGATACTATATCTAAAGAAAAACTTGAACCTTATATTGAAAGTTGCTATGAAGAACTGGCAGAATACTTAAATGCTTACGAACAAAAAATGTATATGAAGCGTGAGTGTATTGCCGACCGAGGAATCTGGACTGCAAAGAAGCGTTATATTCTAAATGTCTGGGATAGTGAGGGTGTTCGTTATACTGAACCTAAACTTAAAATGATGGGAATTGAAGCAATTAAATCCTCAACTCCGGCATCGTGTCGTAAAATGATTAAGGATTCTCTTAAATTGATGATGAATGGGACAGAAAAAGAAGTTATTGATTATATTGAAAAATGTAGAATTGATTTTTGTAAACTTTCTCCAGAAGAAGTATCATTTCCTCGTTCTGTTTCTGACATTCTTAAGAGTCAATGTTCTGTCAATATTTACACTAAAGGAACTCCCATTCACGTTAGAGGAGCACTTTTATTTAATCATCACATTAAAAAGAAGAACCTGGATAAAAAATATTCACTTATTCAGAACGGTGAAAAAATAAAATTTTGTTACTTAAAAACACCCAATCATATTCGTGAAAATGTAATTTCCTTTATTCAAGATTTCCCTAAAGAACTTGGACTAAATCAATATGTTGATTATGATAAGCAATTTGATAAAGGATTTTTAGAACCTCTGAAGATTATATTAAATGCGATTGGATGGAAATCAGAAGAGGTGGCATCTCTTGATTCTTTTTTCTTTTAATGATAGAATCATAATATTCAAATTTACATACAACAGGAAAAAAATAATTATGGATTTTCTTAAGGACATAGTAAAAGAGATTGGAGGAGAATATACACAACTTGCTGCGGATATTGATGAAACCGAAACTTTTGTGGATACGGGTTCGTACATTTTTAATGCTCTTGTATCCGGCAGCATATTTGGTGGTGTATCTGGTAATAAGATTACTGCTATCGCTGGTGAAACATCTACGGGAAAAACTTTCTTCAGTCTTGCCGTTGTTAAGAACTTTCTCATTAATCATCCTGATGGGTATTGTCTGTATTTTGATACTGAATCCGCAATTACTAAATCACTATTAGAGTCTCGTGGAATTGATACAAATCGTTTGGTGGTTGTGAATGTGGTTACGGTTGAAGAGTTTCGCACCAAGACACTCAAGGCAGTTGATATTTATCTAAAGAAAAAAGAGGAAGAAAGAAAACCTTGTATCTTTGTATTAGATTCTTTGGGAATGCTTTCTACAAATAAAGAGATTAATGATGCTCTTGCCGAGAAAGATACTCGGGATATGACGAAGGCACAACTCATTAAGGGTGCATTTCGTATGTTGACTCTTAAATTAGGTCAGGCAAAGATTCCTATGCTCGTGACAAATCACACGTATGAGTCGATGTCTCTTTATGGGGCTAAACAAATGTCAGGTGGGTCAGGATTGCAGTATGCTGCTTCTACAATCATCTATCTTTCCAAATCAAAAGAAAAAGACGGAACAGAAATAATTGGAAATATCATTCGTGCCAAAACTCAAAAGTCTCGTTTAAGTAAAGAAAATCAAGAGGTTTCTATTCGTCTATTTTATGATGAACGAGGATTGGATAGATATTATGGTCTTCTTGAACTTGGTGAATTGGGAGGAATGTGGAAGAATGTAGCGGGTCGTTATGAAATTGATGGTAAGAAACTTTATGCCAAAGATATTTTTAAGAATATTGAAAAATATTTCACACCAGAAGTAATGGAAAAACTTGATGTAATTGCCAGAGGTAATTTCAGTTATGGAGTATGAAAAATATTCGTATTATAAAAACTAATATAAATGTCTC